ATGAGTGCTTCATTTTACGCTCAAGTCAACAAAGTGCTTGAGGATTTGAAGTACCTCGGTCGCCTCGATTACAATACTTTTAAGAGTGTACTTTTCCCACAGGCTACGGAAGATTACCTCGATGAGAAGTGGCTCTTGTGGAACAAGGACAGGCTCGGATTCATGTACTCATGTTCTTCCGACAAGATAATGTTGCTTTGTGACTACATCGAAATCTGCAAACATGGCGGGTGTGGTAATTGATTAACAAGGTCGCACGATACTTTACTCGTCGGGTTCTTGACTCGAAAGGTATGAGGCTTTGTCCTCTATGTGACGACGCAGTTATCGGCAACCAAGAACACGCTTGTATGATTTGTACTCTTGACGCAACTTTTGGTATTGAGGTGAAAGTATGACATACAAGGTTCTTGGGCGATGGACTACATGCCCCCACTGTGGTAAAACATACAAGGACAAAATCATTGGAAGAATCCCCTGCCCGCATTGCGTCAAATGCACACGACCGGAGAAGTGCTTCCCTCAATTTGAGGGTCGCTACCACTGCAAATTGTGCGCCGCACAGAAAGTGATTACCGACCTAACGGGGGAAGAGGAATGAGCGTTTGGGCTACACACCACCGACCCACAAGTCTTACGGGAATAGTAGGTCAGCCGGAACTCATCGCTGAACTGCATCAAATCGTTCTTGGCGAACTGCCGATGCAACACTACTTGTTCTTTTCTCCGGAGGCTGGTACCGGCAAGACCTCCGTCGCTCACGCTCTTGCAAAGGACTTGGGCTGGCAGTTGGTCACCTTCAACGCATCTTCCAAGAGAGAGCGAGGTATCGAGTTCGTTGAGGATGTTCTCATTCCTATGACCCGAAGTGGTATTCAAGAAAGAATCTTTTTGCTCGATGAAGCGGACCAATTGACCGATGCCGCCCAATCCGCTCTCAAGGGTGTGATTGAAAACGCTAACGGTTATTTTATTCTCACCTGCAACCGACTCCCAAAGGTTTCACGCTGGTTGCAATCTCGGTGCCAAGTTCGTACTTTTAACGCAATACCACTCTTGGACATGACAGAACGATTGACCTCTATCGCTGTACAGACCGGCAACGGTGACATTTCCAAGACTTCTGTTGGTGTTATCGCAAGGGCGCACAGCGGCGACCTGCGTAATGCTATCGGTGCTTTACAGACCTACTGTGGTATGAGCGGGCGAAGTGCCGAATCATTCCTCGATGGGCTGACCGCACCCCACATCGACTTCTCGAAAATGCTCATAGTATGTTTTCGGGAAAAGAACTTTGAAACAGCAGTCAAGATGTTGAAGGGTGATGTTCGGTACCAAATCCGAGAATGTTTCCAATACGCCGTCGAATCCGGCGCAAAAGTACAGTCCAAGATGCGTGTCATTGAAGCGGCGATTACCGCCGAGCGTGACATAATCAACGGTGTGGATGAAGAAGTAGTGCGCTACAACTTCGTCCGTATGCTGGTCGGAGGGAGCCAGTAACAACCTTTATATCCCCCCAACATGACGACAAAATACAGGAGAAATCTACATGGTAGCATACGAACAGATGATTGAAAAAGTAGCAACGCAAGTCGGAACTGACCCCAAGACGCTATCGGCGAAAGCCGAAGCAATCCTCGCCCAAGAAGGCGCAGGTTGGGAAGCATCCGGCAAGAACGAAGAACAACGCAAGACTCTTGCCCTACGAGTAGCGGCACGACAATTGGTGGCTGAAAAGGCAAAATTGACCCGCAGTGGTGCAACGATGTACGAAGGTATGTTCGTCAATGTTCCCCGTGAAAAGGATTGGGCTAAGATGGCCTACAACAAGATGAGCAAGACTCTCAAGGCTATGCCGGACATGGCACAACGCCTCGCTCTTGTTGGTCAAGGTGCGCTCACCATCTACGAGAACAACCACGACGGTTCGTGGACTCGTCACGCCAACCCTTCTTTGTTGAATCAACAGGACTTCGCCGAGGGTACTCGCTCCGACGAAATCACTCAAATCCCACCACGACATGTGGTGCTTGATGCGAACACCTCGTTCTCACTGATTTGGGACAAGGCAACCACACACTTCGCAAACGGCAAGCCGAACTTCAAGTACGGCTCCGCTCGACCACTTGAAGAACCCGACCGCTCGTGTCAATTCTTGGGTCGCAAGGCTGGCTCCAACGACGCTCCAAGTCTTCACGACTTCCGATACAACGGTGTCTTGGCAAAGCAATCTTGGCCGACCTTCGTCACCGGTACTATCGGTATGAAACCTGCCAACCGTGAGGGGATGGCATACGGCACAAAGGTCACCGCCTTCACCGCTGATGCTGACCTCTCTTCAATCTTCACCGCTCCACCTCTCATGGTTGACGAAAACGGTGCAAGTGGACTCGTCGCTGACTGGCTTGGGGAAACGCTCATGTCTTCTCTCGACAAGTGTCACGAACACTACGCAACTCTTGACGACAAAGCAAAGTGGAACACCACCTACGCTACCGTTGTTGAAGTGGTTCACATCGACCCTCGTGAGAACGGCGGTTTCATCGTGACCGTGGCTGATGCCGATATTATGTCGGAAACCCCACCAATCGAAGTGTATGTCGGTGCCTCCGAGGAAACCTCGGTTGACTTCGGCGTTGGTTCGGAACTCGTTGTTGTTGGCTCTCCGTGGGTCACCCGTGATGGCGAGGCTCGCTTTATGACCTCCGCATGGTGGTGCATGAACCGCATCGCACCTCTCGCTGACACTGACGATGGCGAAGACGGCTGGGATTGAGTCGCATATAACTTTGGGGGTAAAGTAAATGTCGAATGTAGTCATGGGTGAGCAAGCGCAAGCCGCTCTCTTGGAAGCAATCAACCTTGTCGCTGATGCCGTGGAAGGTACGCTGGGACCGCAGGCGAGAACTGTTCTCGTCACGCATCCCGAACGACCACCGGCAGTGTTGAACGACGGTGTGAAAATTGTTTCCTCCGTCAAGTCCGAAAAACCTGCGGTACAAGCCGCAGTGCAATTGTTCCGACAGGCCGCACTTGAGGCTCAACAGGCATCGGGCGACGGTACTACAACGGCAACACTACTTGCTCGTGCTATCTGCAACGCATACACCGACCATCCCAACAAAGTCCAAGCCGCTCAAGAAATCGCTGAACTGACAGACGAAACCGTTGCATACATCGAACGGCAAAGCGAGGAAATTGACTTTGATGCACTCACTGACGAAGGTGAATGGGATGAGTTAGAACAGCGGTTAAAGTTCGTGGCTACTGTTGCCGCCAACAACGACGAACCTCTCGGTGAACTGGTTGCTGAAATCTTCACCGAACTCGGTCCCGACGCACTTGTCAATCTCAAGGTCGGCTCTCTCGACCACACGATTTGGTCACATGCTATCGGTACGAGTATTCCCACAACATTCGTTTCTCCGATGTTCTGCAATACGGACAAGCGAACTGTGGAGTATCACAACCCGCTGTTTATTCTTACCCAAACAGTAATTGAAGACTTTGAGGATTTGATGCCTGCTCTTGAAATCGCAGTCGAGAACAACCGACCTCTCATCATCGTCTGTCAAGACATTAAGGGTGTTGCTTTGTCAAACCTCATCGCTAACCATGTAGGAGGCGTTGTCAAGGCATGTGCCATCAAGGTTCCCTATGCTGACCCTCTCGCTTGGATTGACGACATTCAAGCCCTTGTGGGTGGCAAGAACTTCTTCGATGCCAAAGGTCACACTATCGCCGATGTTGTCGCTGGTTCCAAAATGATTGGTTCCGCCGACACAATTAGGATTACCGAAACAGAAACCGTTATCATCGCTGGTGAGGTTGGGAAGGGCTTGTTGCCTCATCATGTGTTGAATCTGCAAAAGCGAGCCGCCGCTTCTGTCCATTCTTTCACCAAAGAGAAATTACTTACTCGTGCCGCAAGACTAAATTCAAAGATTGCTAACATTCACATCGGAGGATTCAGCGAGGCTGAAATTCGTGAAACGAGGGAAAGGGTTGACGATGCTGTCAACGCTACCCGACTCGCCATGAAGGGTGGTACTGTTCTTGGTGCTGGTGTGACTCTTGCACGATTGACTACCGTCACCACGGCACCTGCCACCCGCACACGCAACGAACGCTGGGAAAAGGTTCTCCTTGAGCCGGTTCGTGTGTTGACCAAGAACGCTGGGAGTGAGCAATCGCTCGCAGATATTAGGAAGTTATTCGTACAGAAACACTACTATTCCAATCTTCACAAGGCGAAGTTCAGCATCGAAACACAAGACACTTGCAATGTGTACGACGCTACGCTTGTGCTTGTGAACTCAATCAAAGCCGCCGCATCAATTGCTCGGCTCATGCTACTCACCGACCGAATCGTTTTGGTGGGCGAACAATAGGCGAAGCCAACCTTTATATGGCTACAATAGGAGGAAATAATATGTCTTGGGGAACTAAAGCAACAGAAGCGACCGTCACTAAAACGGGATTTGACAAGGACTACTACCGTGGTCTTTTTGAGAACAACACCGCACAATCGGTGCCTGTACGCATGGCACTAATCGGCAAGGAGAACTGTGCCAAGACCGGTACAGCCATCAGCATTTGTCGGCAGGTACGGCCGAAGGGTCGCATCTATGTGTTCGATGTTGATAACTCGGCGAAGGCCACCATCGACTCCGCATACGCAGGCGACGATGAAATCACAGTCCTTCCCCTTCTTGACGAGCGTGACGATAGCATCTTCAACGACGATGCTACCGTGAACTACGCTAACTTGATTGACAAGGTGAACTACTTCGTGAACATTGTCGCAGACAAGTCAAAGGAAGGAGAAGATATTGCCGGAATAGTATTCGACGGTGGTTCTACTTTCTTGAAGTGGTGCGAGTTCGCCATGACTGATGTTCTGCTCCGAAAGGGCGTTATCAAAGAAGAAGGCGACTCCTTCAACCAAAAGGAATGGCGCACCCGCAACCAACTCTTCCGCCAAGTTATGACTCGACTTCACGGTCTTGCTGTGCCTTGTGTGTTCTTCACCTTCCATCTCAAAGATGTGTCGAACTATGTTGACAACGGCTCCGGTGGCAAAGTTCTAATGAAGGTCGGTGAGCGACCGGAATGGGACAAAGGCACCATGCGCTTGTTCTCCCAGCAAATCTTCTTGTCACGCTACATGAAGAAGGCTGATACCGCCGCTGGCGTCAAGGCTGACCCGACTCTCAAGAACGACGACGATTGGGTTGTCAAGGCTACCATTGAAGAAATCAAGGGACAACACATGGAGTTCATCGGACAGACCACCACCATCCTCTCTATTATCAAGGGTAAAGTACAATGGGCTGGACTTCCAATGCTCACATGGGGTGAGTGAAGTGAACGGTGAATTGTTTGAAGCGTTGGAAGGTGTTATCATCGCACTGAAAGACAGAATCGAAGCGATTGAATCCCGCCTTGCTGATTTGGAGTTCACGCTTGATGAACTTCCCGAAGTAGGGAACATTGCCGCCGCAGTCCAAGAACTACAAGAACTTCACGAAGCACCCGCCTCCAAGTTCACACACTACATTTCGGGGGTGAAACAATGACCTTCGTTGAAATCACCTCCGTTGACATCGCCAACGCTGACCTCGCTCGCCTCTTGACGGTTATGAAGCGCAAGCAGACTGTCAATGGGAAGCAACAGTCGCAGGTTGAGTCACTACTCTTGACTTGTATGCACACCGGATTTGACAAGGCGGAAGGCAGGGGTGGACAAGCAATCGCCACCAGCCTAACGAGGGACTTGTCGGGATTGACACAGGTCACCATGCCTTGCACTGTCAACGGCTCCGATGTTTGTAGCATCCCCATCCAAAGCATTGACAATATGCTGGGAATCATCAAGTACCACGGCACCCAATTGTCACTCATCTTCGATGAAGAGAAGAATCGTTTGAAGATTAAAAGTACGGGAAAACAAACAACTCTCGACGCTTCAAAGAACGCTAAGGCATTCTCCCACAGTCCGGACACTATCTCGGAGTTCCACATGAAAGGTATTGAACTAACGAACCGTATTTGGCACACTGACGGTATGTACTACATCAGTGCTACTAATGAGCGCATCCACCCTTTCGCCAAATACACTGTTGATTCGACACAAATGTACGAGGCTTTGCGTTGCGACACCATGAATGGACAGCGACTCAACCGCTACACTATCGGTGCGGAACACGGCTCTCACCACTTGAAAGTTCAAGTCGGCGACATGCACCTCGGACAAACGACGACCGATGTTGCACTTGAAACAATGGCAAAAGAAACATGGGAATGGCAGTTCGACGGCGGTCTTGACGAAGTGTTCAAATTCATGCCATCCACCTGCGACCTTTACATTTACGACTTCCGTGAATACGGACAAGGTATGCGAATCTTCATGCACTGGCCTAACATTTTGGGTGCCAGTGAGTTCTTTGCTTTCCAAGCGGGAGTTCTTACTTATTGATTACGACATGGTGGGGTTTGCACCTCGAAAAAGGGTAAAAGTGTACCTCCAACGCATGAGGGAGATTTGTGTTTCTCTTCCGTACCCGCCCCGCCGCCGTCGTATATTTTGGTGACTGTCATGGAAGACAACACTATCAATACTCTCAACGGTAGTCTTAAGGGACTATCAATCGAACAAGTGCGGGAGATGTATGACCACACAGGCGGTCGTCTTAAGGGTAGGAAAATCTATCTTAAATTGGCCTGTCTTGCTGTCCTCAAATATCAAAGCAACGGACGACCTTTGAGCGCACGACAGGTTCGTGAGTTAGGCGACAAATATATCCCTAACGGACAAGGGTGGTCGAACCAAGTGGTGGGAAGTGTTCTCGGAATGTTATCTCGCATGGGTTTGATTGACCGTTCATACGACAAACCTCATACATATTGGTGGAAGCATGAATTTTGAAATACGCACAGGGGATTGCGTCGAACTGATGCGGGGGATGGATGATGAGTCCGTTGACACCTGCGTCACTTCCCCTCCCTATTGGGGTCTTCGTGACTATGGTGGTGGCGAAGGTCAATTGGGTCTTGAAGCCACGCCCGAAGAATACATTGATAATATGGTAAAAGTATTCCGTGAAGTCAAGCGTATTCTCAAACCCGAAGGTACGCTGTGGCTCAACATAGGTGATTCGTATTGTGCTGGCTCTCGCAAGAGTGGCGTTGCGGACTCCACAGGTGGCGACCGTGGTCTTCCTACTACTCACCGCAACCAAGCCTCCGGCGACCTCAAGCAGAAAGATTTGGTCGGCATCCCGTGGATGCTTGCATTTGCCCTTCGTGCTGACGGTTGGTATTTGCGCCAAGACATAATTTGGGCTAAACCAAGTTGTATGCCGGAGTCTGTTCGTGACCGCTGTACGAAAAACCATGAGTATATTTTTCTTTTATCGAAAAACAAAGATTACTACTATGACCACGAAGCCATCAAAGAAGATACCGTGAGCAAGGCCGACAAGAACAAGTCTGCTTTCACATACGCCGATAACGAGGATTGGGCCAAGAATAAAGATGTTTCACGAATCAGTAAGGCTAAGGGTATAGCAGATGCTCGTGTTAAACAATACGATAAAAGAAACAAGCGCAGTGTTTGGTCGGTTAATCCAAAACCATTCCCCGAAGCACATTTCGCAGTATTCCCCGTTGAACTGATTGAACCTTGCATCCTCGCTGGTTCGCCGTTGGGTGGGTTGGTCTTGGACCCCTTCGGTGGTGCAGGTACTACGGCAATAGCGGCTATCAAGCATGGTCGCAACGCTTTGTTGTGTGAGTATTCCTCCCATTATGTCGAGATAGCACACAAGCGAATCTTCGCCTACGAAAAAGAACTCGGTCTTGACAAAGCGAACAGGGAGTGGTTCTAATTCCAAGACACTGCCTTCGCAAGTGTAATGGGTGCGGTCGAGTAGTTATGTCCGCCGCTAATAATCACCGGATTAGTATAAATGGTGAGAGAGCATACTGCGGAACCCAGCGTGTCGTTCGTGATGAGGAAACGATTCGGGTTTATATGGCTGACCAGTGACTTTATATCCCTCCCCCCTAATCAAGTATCATGGAACAGTACCCGCTAACCGAATCCCTAAAGGAGAATCTAATCCTCAACACCATTAGAATGATGGATGTTGACGAGGATGCCAGTCCGAATTGCGAAACAGAATTTCAATTCGATTATGGTGGCCGAACAATTGTTGCTTCGGTTAAAATTACCGAAATACCAAAGGACAAATTATACAGGGACCGAGATTGGTTGTATAACGAGTATGTCAACAAGGGTAAAACGCTCAAAGAAATAGCATCAATTTTCAATATCACTCCGATGAGTATTCATCAATGGCTTGTCAAATTAGGCATCCCTGCAAGACCTCGTGGTCGCCGTCAATAACCTTTATATGCCTACAATACAAGGGTATATTGGGGCAGACAGATGGTTGACACAGACAAATACGAAGGACATACAGAAGGCGAATGGATTGCTGATGGTGATGATGAATGGGGATGGGCTGTTGAAACACCTAAACATGATGACCCCTACGCCTTCATTGAAAGAAGAAATGATGATGGGGAAGTAGTATCGCTTAGTGAAGCAGACGCACGACTCATAGCAGACGCACCACTCCTACTCGCAGAAGTCATACGATTGCGTGAGCAATTGAAAGAAGCAAACGATGTTATCCAGTACGCTCTTGAAATGTCAAGTGATGATGATTCAACAAGAGTGTTTGAGGATTACTTAGAGGTGATTGAATGATTGTTGAGCAGAAAGGCAAAAACGATGTGGTCGTTCGCTATCGTGACAAAAACGATAAGCGTCAAGAAACAGTAATCAAGAAGTATCTCCCGTACTGCTATGTCAGCGAAGAAGACTCAAAGTACATTCACGGTTATACTAAGACCAATGGTTTCACAGGAGTCTTCGGTACGCCTCTCGTAAAAGTCGAGGGTTATTCTACTTGGGATATTCGTGAAATCAACAAGACCGGACACACATGGGAAGGCAACATTCCCTTCACCAACCAAGCATTGACGGCACGAGTCAAGTCCGGCGAGAAGCCATTTGAATCCTACAACCACAGGGTTTGGTACCTTGACGGTGAGTGGAAAATCAACAGTGGCGAAATCACAATGCTCTCGGTCTATGATTCTTTTACGGAAAGACTATACTCGTGGGCCGTAATGCCTAAAGGTGCTTATTGGGATTCTCTCGGCAAAGGGAAATACAAGATGCTCAAAGGTGAAGACGGCAAGGAGTACCACTTTGATACTCCCGTCATTCTCTTCGACACCGAGGCTGAACTCTTGTCGCATTTTGTATCTTTCATGCGGAAGCATGACCCCGACATTATCACCGGTTGGTATGTCACGGGAGCCGACATAAAACAAATCATGGAACGGTGTGTCAAAACCGGCGTTCGTGCCAGCACTATGTCGCCGATGAACAAGTTGCGCTACGAGTTCAAAGATTGGTCACAACCAATCGTCGGTCGGAACATTATCGACTTGCGCCTCGCATTCCCCAAGTTGTACGAGTTGAAGAATGGCAAATTGCCGAACTACAAGTTAGATGATGTTGCTTGGGAAGCATTAGGGGAAAAGAAAGTCGAACTCAAGGATGGTCACGATACCTACTACACTGACCCCGTTCTGTATCTTCACTACAACCGCATAGATGTTGAACTCCTTCCGAAGTTAGACAAGATGGTCAACGCATTGGAATACTTCATCGCTGTACAGCACATCGCTCAATGTGAGATTCGCTCGACACCACACATCACGCAGGTTTTCTCGTGTCTTGCTTTGAGCGACCCACAGTTCACAAAACAATTGCCAAGTGAACCACGATTTAAAGCGGAGGCGTATGAAGGTGCGATTGTCATGGATGGTGAGAAGGGCGTGTATGACGACATCGGTATTTTTGACATAAAAGCAATGTACCACAGCAATGTCGCTTTGCACAACATTTCTTGGGACACACTGTACAAAGATGGTCAATTCGGCGTTGATGTTCGGGACTGTGGAAATGGGACTCGTTTCTTTCACGGGGCAGATAAGAAGGGTTTGCTTGTCCGACAAATGGATAAAATGACTGTCTTGCGTGACCACTACAAGGTTTTGATGAAGCAGGCTACAACCGAGGCAGAAAAGGTGCGATACGACGCCTTGCAGTACGCTACAAAGTCCCTCGTCGCTTCGATGTACGGTGTGGCCGGTGACAGCAAATACGGGCTGTATCACCCCGAAATCGCTTCGGCCATCACATACACCTCTCGACAGACCTTGCTGAAATTAGCATCCGTCGCAGAAGACATGGGTCACCCTGTTGTGTACGGTCACACCGATTCGGTGATGTGCCAAGTATTCAGTCCCGAAGAAGGGATGAAATCGGTCATTGAAATGAACAAGCGTATGCACCCAATCATCGTGCAATTTGAGAAGTGGTCGCAGTCATTCCTACTGATGGAGAAGAATCGGTACGCCGGTTTGGTGACTTGGACCGATGGGGAATACCACGAAGCCAAGCGTTATGTTAAGGGAATAGAAATGAAG